ATTTGCTGTTTGAACGGCTACAAGTGAAGCCGCTACACCGTTAGCAAGTTGCACTTTATATGTTGTTGCGCTTGTTGTTGCTGGACTATCAAGCCAAACAATCGTGTCTGCGCTGGAATAGTTGATAACAAGACTGTTAGTTCTCAGCATGTCAAGGTGGCTTGTTAGAACTGTTGCGTCGCGCATAAGTCGAAGATTAAGAACATTGTTGCTGTCGCCAGCGGTTTTTGCTGGTGTAGCCGAAGTGGCTATTACAAGCACTTTAGACGTGTTGGATTGCGGGGTAATGCTTGCCGTTAATCCTGTGTCTGCATACGTTGTAACCGTACTTGTTACCGGGGTGGAAGTTGAAGCCGAAACAACTTGCAGGACACGAAACGCGCCACGCAAATCGTTCATCTGTGCAGCGGTCAAAACTGCGCCAGCTGTAAACGATGCTGGAAGACTGGTTGGTGTTGCCATAGTGCTACCTAGCCTAATCTAACCGAGCACGTTGCTTGTGTCTATAGTTCCAAATTGGGCGTTATCAAGTATCAGTTCGTACACAATTACCGTAGGGGTAGTAAACAGCCGTACCCGGTGGCCGTCTAGCGTTATTTCATGCTCGACACCCTCTACCCCTAATTCTTGGGCAAGTACCGTAGTTGTTTGCCCGGTAATAAAAGTCTTTTGTATGGTTATTGTGTCGTTAATGTCAACTATGGCCACCGTGTCGCGTTGGGCTGTTGTAAGCGCGCCTAGGACGGTTTCCACGCTGTTGTAGCGCGGTTCAGGGGTACCGTTTAAAAGGTAGGTTGCCGCGTCGGCTACTTCGCTGTCGTCTAACAGGCTGTTTGTAATGCTGTTGGTTTGCACAAAAAATGCAGCTTGGCTTGTTAAATCGTTGGCGGTTGCGCTGTGGCCGTCTAGGTTTTCTATGTAAACGCGGTTGGTTACGGCGTCGGCTTCAAACGTAATACCTAAACCGTCGTAGGGTATGCCGGTTCCGTCGTCGTGAAAATCCGCTACAGACCCGCTAAGAGTTTGCGACACTCTCGGCGTAAAGGTCAGCACCCCGTCACGTGACATAAACAGGCGGCCAAATTCTGCAGTTTGGTTTATTTGGGTTAAATAATTTAAAGCGTTGGTTCCTGCTGGCACGGTAAAAGCTGCATTATGGCCTAGGTCTACGGTGCCTGCGTTAATGTTGCGCGCTGCACCCGTTGGGTAGTCAACTTCGGGCAGGTCTAAAACGGTTGTTATGCGTTGCCCGGACGTTTGAACCGTTACGTTTAGTTCGTCCATATAGGTTTGCCCTAATAGGTAGAAATCGTCTGAACAGTAAACGGTGACCGTGTCTAACCCGAATAGATCAAAATTATAATCGTAATTGACAACCCGTCCACGGAAAAGGTACTCGGGGTTATTGCTTGCGTCGTAACGCACAAAATAAACTTGTCGCAACGGGGCTAAACCCGGCAGCGCTTCGGGCGTGTTGTAATACGGGCCGGTATCGTCAAATGGGTTAAAAATGCCGTCGGTGTCAAATATGGTAAATGTCATTGTTCCAGCGACAAACTGATCGCCTTGGTCTCGTCTGCCGCGTCGAATACTTACTTGCGTGGTGCTGTTTGTTACGTTGGCGTAGTCGTCGGTTCCGTCAAGTACAAAGGTTGGGTTATCTAGTACGCCTTTTAAATAGTCGTCTAATACAAAAGCGTTTACGTTAAAACCCGTGTCAATAAAAAGGCTGTAGTTTCCCGCTTGGGTTATGGTGCTGCCGGGCATTATCTAAAACCTGCTATTGGTATGTCTAATGGGCCGTTTTGACGGGCTAGTGCGCGTAGGCCGTCTTGTGTTACGCGTCCAATTTCGGCGCTGGTTGCCATGCCACCGGTGACGTTAACCGTAAAGTTTTGGGTTACGCCGCGCATTGCTTGGTGTTCGGCAATGCTGGTCATTTGTGCAGCTGTTGGTGCTGGGGTAGCAATCGTTTGCCCTGCGGTTATTTGTGTAAACGCAACTTCGGTTTGGGCTTGACCTAACAAACTTTCAAGGCGCTTAGTTGTTAGTTTCGGGTTTTTAAGTATTTTTTCGTATTTGGCTAAAACGCTTTCTAAGCCTGCAACAAGCGCTTGACCTTGGTCTACGCCCGCTTGGTAGAAACGGCCTGCGGTATCAAGCCCTAGTTTGTCTGCTACGCCCTGAACGGTTGCTACCAGTTCGTTTACACCGCCCGGGCCTGTAATGGCTTCCTGACCGCCGGCAATGAGTTCGGCTGAAATGGCAGCGCCAGCGTCGGCGCCAGCGTTTAAAACGGCTTGTAACGCGTTTTCGCTAAGTCCACGCTGTAACAACAATTCCACGTTGCGGGCATACTCTCGAACGCCTGCCACTTGATCGCGCAAACCTTCCAAAAACCCGGCGCCTGTTTCGTCGCCTGCTTCTTTAGCGCTAGCAAAATTAAATCCTTCGCTAATGCTGGTCGCCACACTTTTGCCGAAATCTGCAAATGCTTCTTGCGCGTCGGTTAACTGGTCTTTAGCGTCCTCAAGGGCGTCGGTTAGTTTGTCGCTAATAACGTCGTAAAGTTCGTTAATTGCTTTAGACGCGCCACCTGTTTTTACTTCGGTATCTTTAAGGCTTTTGTTAAATTCGTGTGCGGCGTCAACGCCTCGAATGTGTGCAGCTGTAGATCGCTTTAGGTTTTCGTTGTACGCGCCCGTTGCCTTTTCGGCTTCAACGGTATTGGAAACAAGGCCGATTAACTGGTAAGCAAAAACGGCAATACGGCTAGACGCTTTAAACGCTTCGGTTGCGATTGTGCCTAAACCTTCGCCAATAATGCCAAACGCCCGCGGGTTACGACGTACCCAATCGCTAATGTTTAATAACGATTGCGTAAAGTCTTCCATTAACGGCAACAACTTTTGGCCTAGTTGTGCTTGTATGTTTGCAAACTCGGCGCTTAACGTACGTTGGCTATTTGCCAGTCCGTCGCTGGTTCGTAAAAAGTCGCCTTGGGCGTCTGTTGTCTGTTTGTAAATTGCGGCTTGCGCGGCCAAAATCTTTTGTTGTGCAGTCAATGCACCTTTGCCGTCGTAAATGCCAAGGTTTAATGCCTCTTGTTTTAAGGTTGCGTCATTAAGCAAAACACCGAAACGGCGCAAAGGTTCGGCTTCGCCACGTAACGCGGCACCAATAGCCTGTACGGCTTCCTCGGGGCTTGTGTTATTAAACGACGCTAGATCGGTTGCAAGTGCCGTAAAATCATTGCTGAATGTGGCTAAATCTTGGCCACCTAAACCCGCTGCTTTACCAAACGTGCCAAACGCCCCGGCAGCGTCCAAAACCGATTGCTTCGACTGGCCAAGGTTACGGGCCGCGCTCGCTGCAAACTTTTCTACCTCACCCGCGCCCTTGCCAAAAATAACGTTTACTTTTGACATGCTTTCTTGCAAGTTTGACGCCGCGGTAATTGCTGGGCCAATGACGCTTTTTACAGTTGCAAACGCAATAGACAAACCGCCAGCCGCGCCAGCAACGGCTTGCGCGCTAGTACCAAACTTCTTTAGTTGTTTGTCGGCAGCCTGAATACCAGTATTAACAAACGACGTAATAATCGGTATGTTAATTGCCATTATTTAACCCTTTGCTTTAGTTGCGTGTTCGTGCGTTTTTCAACGTCGGTAATAACCGATTGTATGTCTTGTTGCACGGCGTCACGGTTCTTAGTTACTGCCTTGTCAATTACACGCGGTTGGTTGCCTTCCTCTTTTGTAAGGTTGGCGACAAACAAGCTGCTGACGTTTCGCCCGGCATGGTCATAGATCACGCCCGCTGGGTCTGTTGATTGCACCACCATAAGCCGGTAAGGCTTGGCACCGAAAACCACCTGTTCGGTGTAGCCACCGCGGTTAAAATCTACGTAGCGTTCACGGCTGGGGCGTACACCTACTTTAATTTTGTAGCCCTTTTGTACTTGATCGGTGCGCCAACTGGTTTCACGGCCTCGCACCAAGTTGCCTCGAACCATGCCCGAAAGCGGGGCGCCGTTGCCTTTGCTGTTGTCGTAATGGGCAACCATGCTGCGGGCTTCGCTAAGGATTATTTCACCGCTTCGCTTAATGCGAGTAGTGATCTTGCGACGGTAAGAGGGGTCTATTTTGTTCAATAGCGCCAAGGTTTCTTGAATACCT